TATGACTGGTTTGAGTTTGGTGACTATGGGACTCCTTTGACGAAGGAATTTCGAGGCTACCGGTGGAACCTGAAGAAGATGTTCATGTTCTCGGAGGAGTCTGGTCTGAGAGACTACGACTGGGTGGTAATTCTGGATCTGGACATAGTGATCATAGGGAATCTTGATTTTCTGCTGGAGTATCAGTCGAGCCACCTGGTCACCTGTAGAGGAGCCTACCAGTGGCAGAAACCTGGCGGAAGCATAATAGGCTTTGATCCCAAGAGGGATTGGTGCGAAAATCTGGTCCTTTTCCTACGAGACCACAAGACCATGGTTGAGAAGGAGACCAGAGGAAGTGAACGCAAATACTACCACATGATGTCGGGGGATATGATATTTGGTGAAATCCGGTATTGGCAAGACCTGTTCCCAGGTAAGATAGTGAGCTACAAAGTCGATGGGTATGTCCCAGAGGCTAGCGTGGTGAGGTTCCACGGAAAGCCACGCCCACACCAAGTGAAGGAGTTCTGGCTGGAGGAGAATTGGAGATGATGAGAGTTCTTCACAAGAGCTGGGGAACCAAGACAGAGCTGTTCAAGAACGACTTGTGCGAAGTGTCCGTCCTTCAGCTCAACGAGAATCGGCGATGTTCCTGGCACAGGCACCGAAGCAAGTGGAACCAATTCTATGTGCTACAAGGCTCCATCGTGGTAAAGACCGAGGATGGTGAGTCGGAGATCAGGACCGGACAGGTATTCACCACCAACCCAACCCAGTGGCATGAGTTCCGCACCCCAAAGGAGCCTGCCCTTGTCCAGGAGATAATGTACGTTAGGTATGACTGCGAGGACATCGAGAGGGAGGACAAGGGCGGCACCCTCTGCGATCATGAATGGGTGGATGTGACCAACTGTGGTGATCCTGAGTGGGTCTTCCACTGCCCAAGGTGCGGGATGTGGAAAAGGGAACCCAGGAAAGGGAGTTTCCATCATGCATGATGTGTTTACGGACTTAACCGACCGTCCTGTGATCGTCACCGGCTGTGCGAGATCTGGAACCAGTCTCATAGCTGGCATCTTTCATGCTTGTGGGGCTTGGATGGGAAAGGTGACCGGACCGACCCGATGGAACAAGAAGGGTCAGTTTGAGAATGAGGCCATACGGGACTGCCTCACCAAACCCTATCTCAAATCCATAGGCTGTGATCCTATGGGCCAGGACCCTCTTCCTGGTGCTGATGCGGTTCTTGTAGAGCCCAACTGGAGAAGTAAGGTTATCAAGACCATAAAGTCTGAGGGATACACCGGGGCTGATATATGGGCTTTCAAGGGAGCAAAGGCCTGTTTGATGTGGCCGGTCTGGTACTCAGCTTTCCCAGAAGCCAGATGGGTAATAGTCAGGCGGGACGACGAGAAGATCATCGACTCCTGCATGAAGACCTCCTTCATGAAGAAGAGGAACACCAGGGAGTCGTGGCAGGAATGGATTGATCACCATAAGATCTGTTTCCAGCAGCTATATGAATCGGATGCTTATGTCTACGAGGTGTGGTCAAAAGATCTGGTTGAAGACCCAATCAGGGCAAAGCCCCTGGTGGAGATAGTGGGACTTCACTGGGATTATGATGCTGTGAGGGAGTTTGTCTCGCAGGAGCTTTGGAATGGGTAAGACGTGGCCGGCGACACTGGAGGCTAGGCTGAGAGTAAGTCTAGGAATGTGTTCTGTCCCAGGCTGTCCCTGCGAGAGGAGCAAGGAAAACAAGTGGTTTTGCGACAAGCACCGTTTGAATGTCATCGAAAAGAGAAGGAGACAGAGAGCCATGAAGAAAAGACTGTTACTTGCTGGGATGGTGGGTGTGCTGTGCCTTATTTTTGCGGCATCGGCAGCCACCGCCCTAAATACGCAGTGGAGAGGGCGGACAGTGGATATAGCCAAAAGCTCCATTCAGACAGAGAGCAAGGCCATAACCGCTGGAGCAGGGCTGTTCTACGGGATCATCGTCAGGACGGATGGGACCAACGATGTTACCCTCAATGTCTACGATGGAAAGTCTGCTGCCGGCACCAAACTCGTCCCGACCAACATCGTAATTGATGGAGCCTCTTATGTTCAAGGTTGGTCCTTCTCGACCACTCCTGCTATCACCTACACAGGCGGCATCTATGTGGATGTGTCTGTAGCTGGGGGAGGAGCTTGCTCCTATCAGGTGTTCTATTACACTCTTCCATAACCGAGAGGAGTATAGGAAATGGCCAACCGGGTTACTGGAGATGAGGTTAAGGAGATTATTGGCACTTCTCTTACGGCTTCAGAGATAGCTCCTATGATAACTGCTGCCAACATCTTGGTTACAGCTAGGTGCGCAAGTGCAGGCTATTCTGTTGCCGTGCTGAAGGAGATAGAACGATGGCTTGCAGCCCACTTCATCACTGCCCGGGATCGCAGCACTTCCCTCTCCAGCAAGACCATAGGTGAGGCCAGTGAGACCTATTCTCAGAGCCAAGCCAGCTCCTCCTATGCTCTTGGTTCTTCTCCCTATGGCCAGCAAGCGCTCCTGTTGGATTATTTGGGATGTTTGACTACTCTTGGAAAGCAGAAGGCAACCCTAAAGTTCTACGGCGCCACTCACGAGGAATTTGAGTGATGAACTTTGAACTGAACCAGACTGCGGTGTATTGGGAGAGAGGTGCCCCAGACGGCTATGGGGGCTATGCCTGGGAAGATCCGGTGGAGATAGAGTGTCGCTGGGAGGATGCAAATGAGCTTTTCCTGGATGCTTCAGGAGAGCAGCGAGTGTGTAATGCTAAGGTGTTCTTGGGTCAGGACGTCAAGACTGGGGATTTCCTGTATCTAGGTGACTACGACGACATAACCAGCGCCTCTGGCTCTCCGGCCAGCATGGAGAGCGCCTTTGAGGTTAGGAGGTTCGACAAGATCCCAGACTTGGCTGGAACCGAGTTTCTGCGGAGGGCCTGGGTATAATGGCGGCAAAAGTCAAAGTGTCCGGCTTGGATACCATCATCAAGAACCTGAACAAGGAAGTTGCCAAGATAGAGGGCAATGTTCAGAAGGGCCTCACCATAGCTGGCCTGTTCATCAAAGGACGCTCGATGGACAAGACTCCCGTTGATGTGGGTAATCTACGGGCCAGCCATTATCTGGTGTCGGGTGATGGAACCAAGAGCGAGGAGACAGGCTTCCGTCCAGACAGATCCGGGAGCAACCGGGTTGCGGATGAGCACAGCGGCCACATTCAGGAGGCCTCCGTCCGTATACGGACCAAGAACAAGCCATTCATAGAGATCGGTTTGACCGCCTTCTATGCCGAGCACGTTCATGAAGATCTTGAAGCACGACACCCCACTGGTGAGTGTAAATTTCTTGAGAAGGCCATCACCCAGAACTACAAGAAGACCGTAGACACCGTAAAGAGGTTTGCAAAGGTATGAGTAATATAATCACAACTTACACTGCCGCTAGGGACGTAGCTGCCTTGCTGTCCTCTCTTGGGTATGGTGCGATTGGGACGGACCTATTTGTGTGGAAGGAGCCAGATGACCCCGCCTCCGTCAAGGATGAGGTTGTCACCGTCTATGATACCGGCCAGTTTCAGCCTTCTGAGCTTAACTATAGCTACGAGTACCCGACAATTCAGGTGCGTGTTAGGGGAAAGCCTGGTAAGTACCAGGCAGGAAAGACCAAGGTAATGGAGCTTATGAACGCTCTTCATGGATATGTTGGAGTGGTGGGTTCCACGTATTACCATCTCATCAAGGTTGCCCACGGCATCACCGATCTGGGCGAAGACGACAGAGGAAGACCAAGATGGACTTTTAACTGCGAGATCCAAAGATCATCGTAAAAGGAGGCAACAACTATGGCTGGAAACACCAGTGCTTTTGTACCTATCGGAACCCAGTTCAAGATCGGAGATCAGCACAGTGCTGAGACCTTTGTTGCTGTGAGTGAGGTCAACAGCATCTCGGGCTTGGGCTGGACGAGAAACATGATAGAGACCACCACCCTGGACACCACCGGGGGCTACAGAACTTACCTGCCCACCTTCAGGGATGGGGATGTGGTGACCCTGAATATGAACTTTACCGTCTCCAACTGGGACAAGTTCCGAGACCTATTTGAGTCCCAAGAGGAGGAGGACGACTCCATTGACTGCCAGATCGTTCTCAAGGCGGGGGCAGTCACAAAGTACACCTGGGAGTTTCAGGCGTTTGTCCAGAAGATCAGCCTGGGCGATGTGACCCCAGATGACAAGGTCAACCAGATCATCGAGCTCAAGATCACTGGCGCTCCGGTTGAGACCAGCGGCACGTAATCCTAGAGACTAGGAAAGGAACCAAATGACCAAGTTGCTGAACAGGGATGATATCATCAAGGCAAAGGACATTCGGGTTGAGAAGGTTGACATGGAGCCTTACGGATGGGGCGGATATGTCTATGTTAGGGGCATGACTGGACTGGAGCGCGGGCAGTTTGAGTATGACATGCAGGCTGTTCGCGGTCCTATCCGAGAGGAGAACCAGAAACGCTTCCGCGCCAAGATCCTGGTCAACTGTGTTGTTGATGCTGAGGTGGATGGGCAGAAGCTGTTCCGGGAGCAGGATGTGGATAGCGTGTCGCTCTCTATCTGGACTATCTGGTTGATGTGGCCCAGAGGCTTTCTGGGTACAGGCACTCAGATGTGGAGGATCTAATAAAAAACTTGCCCAAAGGCCAGAACGAAGGTTCTACCACAGACTAGCTCTGGCCTTGGGCCGAACAGTGCAGGAGCTTCTGGAATCAATCAGTAGCGAGGAACTTAGCATGTGGATGGCGTACGAGATCCTTGAGCCTTTCGGAGAGGTGAGGGCCGACATAAGGGCTGGGATCATTGCCTCCACCATCGCCAACGTCAATCGGCCCAAAACTCAGAAGGCATTCTCGCCCGAGGACTTCATGGTGAAGTTTGACCGCTCATATCTGGCGTCCTCTGAGGAGGAGCT